GCGCCTCCACCTCCCATCTCAGGATACAGCACCGCCATGGCTGGAGCGTATCTGGGATCTGCTAGGCAGGTGTTGTCCACGCTACACCGGATAAGGGCCCTGCGCGTCAACTTTGGGCGATCCAGAGAAATGGAACCGTCTTTGTCAATGAGATAAGAGCAGAACATCACACCCGTGTTGTCCCCCCTCACCTTCTCCTTGACCTTCAAGCGAGCGTTCCTGTAAACTTCGAGAACCGAATCCAGCGCTCTTTCTCTGAACAAGCAGTCATCTCCCATAACCATGAAATCACTAGCAGCGACTCTAGTTTCGAGCATGGCATGGTGAACCAAACAGTTACCATAGAGAGTGGTCTGCAAACCAGAAGGCAGAATGTATATGGGTCCGGGAGATTTACCCGGCACCCTGCTTCCGTCGGGTTGCACGATCGGTGGAATGATCGTCACCCGTGCCATCGCGGCATCGGAAGTAACCCCGTTCTTCGTCCAGAAATGGTCTATGCGACAACAGACCCTCGTGAGGCGGGAGGGATCTATACCCCACCCACCTAGCAAGTCTAAATGCTGCGCAAACAACGATCGGAAACAATGCGGCGAGATTGAACCATCCCAATTGGAGATGTCAGTGTCGGCCGATTCGTCACCGGAAGAGACGAAATCCTGCAAAGTTGGCAATACAGGACGACCCATGCAGTGTCCGTCTAACCTCTCCTGAATCGAGAAGGTGTTGTCAAACACTCTGAATTGTCCCTCCTTGTCAACGAATCCGAACAGTCCCTTCAACACGAAGTTCAATTCTGGAGGAATCTGGAAGATGTTGCGATGTCTTCCTACGACTTCCTCTCCCAACAAGCACCATCGTTGCTGATACTTGGCGGGAGGTATGGGATCATCACTTTTCCCAAACACACATATCTCCGGAATGTAGACATCGTCCCCTCCCAAAAGGTAGGAGATCAATTCCTTCGTCCGAACCATAAGGTGAAAGAGGTCGCCTCGGTTCTCCAACTTGTAGAAGTCGCGCCAGTGCATGCTTCTCTTCTTCCCTAGCTCATCTATGTAGGAGGCAGAAGTGGAGGTTGCCAGTGAATCTTGGTGATTCAAAAAGAAGTCCTCAGGGCTCCTTAGAAAATCCCCAATGCTGGGAATCCACTCCTCAGCCGAAGCCCTACGGAGTAGAGTTTGGAGTGAGGCACGCATGTTGCGATCAAATAAGTCGTTGTCACCGGATTTCCCGAACTGCTTGTCTTGGTCATGCAACTCGCCTCCCAAAAACATAACACTTTGAAGGGTATACGCAAAAGAGGTAATCACCGAAGCTGTGTTAGGCTGTATGAGTGCGAGGGTGTCGGAACAACCAGTCGGCGCGCGAAATCGTGTCGTGTCTAACACGTAACTGAAAATGGGGCTCACTTGTGCACCTCTCGAATTTCTCCAAATGGTACACCATTGGGCGGCAATAGAAGCAGTCCGTTTGAAATCGACGTAACAGTTTTTCGCGGTAAGTTTGTAGGTCATCAGTGACCATCCTCCACAGAGGATGGACCGCAGTGCTTCACTGAAGACCTCGGGCAGTTTAAAGGCTCGTGCGTCCTTGGATCTTTGCTTGGATCAGTGCCCGGACATTTTACGATGACTGTAGCATCTGGGGAGACCGCTTCCCCAGAGGACTCACGCGTCGAATCGTTTTCAGACTTGACTGCCGTGGCTGGAGCGCAGGCCGCTGAACCGCTCTCCGTGACAGTCGCTTTCCGATCAGCGAGTCGCTGACGGTGTGCGTGAGACCCCTTAACTGGAAAGGGTTCAGCTTTCTCAGCTTTCTCAGCGTCGGCTTTCTTCCGTTTCTTATCCAAACGTCTCGCCTCGGCATGCTGGGCATTCTGCTCTTTCCTGTCTTTGGCATTCGGGACTAGTTTAGTCTCTTTAGCCACTAGAGTCTCTAGCCTAACAGCGCGTTGTATGGGCTTGAACATGTTGACATCTAGGGGATAAGCCCTATTGAAGTTGTCATTGGCACTGGTTTGGTAGAAGCCCAAATAATGTACGGCGAAAGCCTGGTACATAGGTCCCGCGATGCACAGCATGCTCCCGCAGTGGCCGTTCATGGTGGTGAAGAAATGGTCATACTGACCAAGGCCATTCACCAAGTGTGCTGGGCCGCTGTAGACCACTCCTGAGGTGATGTCAGCAAACAGCAAGTTGTTCTTGTTCAAGAGCTTGGCATTCCCGAGCAACATAGAGTACTTGGGCCTGCGCGACTCAGACAGGACAATATTGTCAAGCTGTGTGACCGTGATGCCCGCTACGGTGTTCGGGTGTTCCTGTGTGGACACCCTCACCAAATAAGGGGTCATCGGTCTGTAGTTGTCTCCACCGATCTGGGGGATGATCTCGTCGCCGATTGTCACCTGTGTGATGGAGAAATGTTGGAGTTGGGCATGGGCTTTGGCGAGCGACGGATGTTCGTCTCGGATGAACAAATCATGACACACGATGACAAAGTAGGTCCTCTGATTATAAATCAGAGTGCCACGAACAGTGCACGTTGTTTTCCTGAGATGGTCCATCACTTCTACGAACACGTAATGGAAAACCCGACCAGTATCATGCATCGGAGCTCCCGGAATCGGTGCTTCCTTGACATGAATGATGGGCGTCGCCCGTTCTTGAGAACCGACGCCGTAGTACAAGTCGTTCTGGTATTTCCCCCCGCGAGAGACTCTGCCATCTGAAGCGGAGCGTCGGCTGCGGGCACCATCGTCGTCTTCACCCAGGTCTTCGGGGTCCCACTCAGGGTCATCCCAATTTGAATCTTTGTCATTCTCCCGAAGATGTTCCCTGATGAGTCGCTCGACCTCCGACTCTTTCCATTCGCCTGTGTCCCCCCTTCCACCGCCCATAGCGGCTTCTAGGTTTTGGAGTTCGCGGACGGCTTCTCGTGCGATCTGCCTCGGATCCCGGGGGGGTTTCTTTCCACCCTCCTTCTCGGAGATCTGGCGTGGTTCATCGCACTGGAAAGTGATGCCCAGATGCAACAATATGCTTGCTTTGGTGTCCGAGCCCGAAAGTCGGATGGCCTCTGCCAATTGAGCTTTGTACTTGGGCACGGAGACGGCGAGCAACTTGCCACTCTTCACCATAATCACATATTTGACGCCGTTGGTGTAACAACGGGACGTGCAGAAGATTGAGGGTGAATTGAGAAGGGACATTCCTGCGGGCGTTAGCCGCTGCTTGTACAAGGCGTAGAACAAGTTGGTGCAACCCACGCATCCGTCGCAGGAAGCCTTAGGCTTGCGTTGGTCCCTCGCCACTTCTCGCATCTTCATAAGCTCCTCGACGGGGAGGGGTTCCACGCGAGCTGAATTCAACCCGTAGAGCAACGCCCAGTTCTCACTGCTGGAGAAACCCGCCACCAATTGAGGGGCCTTGAATGGCTCAGTCAAGAGCGAACGGACGGGCGGCTCTATTGAAAGCTGAGTCGTTTCACTCTCCCCCATCTTGGCTTCGAGGGTCGCGACAAGATCCTCGTACCCTAGATCCGCTGAAATGAGAGGGATCTTGGCCTCTTTAAGAAGAAACCCCAGGATTTTGCCACAGAAGAAGGCTCTAGTGATGCCTTGTTGTTTCTTGACAATCCTGTAACCCTTCTCCTGCCCGGGCCTGTGATTGAGCATGGCAGCGACCCCTTCATAGAATTTGGCGACGTCGCCAGTAGAACGGGTGAGGGTCTTAATTTGCCCTAGCAAATTGAAAAGACACCAGCTGATGCTCATCGACTTCACGCCAGGCGGTGGCAGCGGGATGACGCCATTGACCAGCACATCCACTTTGTTGGAATAAGAGTGTGCATTGACGAGGCCTTTGTCGTTACGGATAAATCCGTATAAGATCAAGCCCATGAGCACATCTGCAACACTGTAGGAGGAGACGTCCATTTCGAGGGTCCCTGCGATTGCACTGGTGGAAATCGCAATGGCCTCCACTTTCCCGATGTTAGCGGCCAGGAAGAACTTGAATCCGTTCCTGTAAGAGGTAACCCAGTGGACTGGATCGCACAACCTGGGGAGATACCTCCTCAAGATTGGCCTCGCATCCGCTTCCTCCCTCTCGGCTCTCGCCTTCGCCTCTTGAGCCACTCCAATTTCCTCCACGGCTTGCGCTGCTCTCTTCAGGATGTCCTGCATCTCTTCATTGTGATGATGGATATAACAGATCTTCCCGTATTGACTCTCGTGGTTGAAGTATGGCGGGTGATATGGGAAATATTCTAAGAGTGCTTCTTTAACTTCTGGTATGTTGTAGAATGCAGCGTCTTCGTCGATCTCCTCCACCCTCTGAGCTGCTGAGTCGTCCTCAGCGGCTGTTGAAGGTTCCACCTTCATTTCGACCGGCTCATCGGATACAGCCCCCTCTGTCTCCATTCCTTTCGGAAGTGGCACATCAGTACCGGGAGTGAGAAGTTCCGCCCAAGTTTTGCCGACCATGTTCACGATACCTCCTTTCTGCACTTTGGCAGGACGGTATTTCTCCTGAAGTTTGCGGATGTGATCCGCTTGAGCTAGCGCATTGTCCTCTACACTAGGACTCTCACCCAAGCGCTTGCGCAGTGCGTGATAAGTTTTCTCAAGCGTCTGCAACTCCGAGGAAGGCTTGGACAATTTGACGCAGGCTGCTTGAACTTTCTTGCATTGCTTGTGATGCTCACGGATGATATCATCAATCGGGGCATTCATAAGGGTGTCGAACGCGGCTTTTCCGAGATATTTCAACACACTGTTA